GTTCGAATCGGAGCCAGCACCGACGACTTCGACAAGAAAGTCAACGCCTCGTTGGGTAAGATCAAGCGCTTCGGCGCGACGATCAGCGAAGCAGGTCAAGCGCTTTCCATCGGCTTTTCCGCGCCCGTCGTAGCCGCTGGCGCTGCGGCACTGAACGCAGCGGTGCAGATGGAGTCGCTGGAGAAAGGGCTCGCGGCCACCATGAAATCGACGACGGCGGCAGCGACTGAACTCGAGAAGCTGAAAGAAGTCTCGAAGCTGCCGGGGCTGGGACTCAAAGAGGCCGTACAGGGCTCGATCCGCCTGCAGACCCTCGGAAGCACCGCCGACGAATCCAGGCGCATCATGCGCGAACTGGGAAACGCTCTGGCGGTCGTGGGCGGCGGCAAAGAGGACTTTTCGGAAGTCACTCGGCAGCTTTCGCAGATGGCGGCGGCCGGCAAGGTTACCAAAGAAAACCTTGACCCCATTACTGAACGCATCCCGCAAATTTCGGCCATTATCAAAGACAAATTCGGCGCGGCGGCGCTTGGCGACCCCGCAAAGACGTTTGAGAAGATGGGCATTTCGGCGCAGCAGTTCATCGGCGTCGTGGTGAGCGAACTGGAGAAAGGCGGGCGGGCTGGCGGGGATCTGAAGACCAGCATGGAGAATCTGCGGGAGAGCGCAGAGCAGACGGCGGCAGCGTTTGGAAAGTCGCTGCTTCCCATCGGCAAGCGGTTGGTTGATGAGTTCTTTAACCCGGCCATCGCGCAAGCGCAAAAACTGGCCGAGCAGTTTTCAAAGCTATCGCCCGAAACGCAAGACACAGCGCTGAAATTTAGCGCCTTGGCCGTTGCGCTTCCGCCCGTTGCGTTTGTCCTAGGGACGCTGATTGAAAAAAGCGCAACTATTAGCCAAGCGTTCCTGCGCTTGGCTGGCGCGTTCGGCGTGACGGGCAGCGCGGCGGCTGTCATGGGGCAAATGGTGGCCGGCGCATATTTGGCGTTTAAGCTGTTTGAGAACGTTCAAACGCTAGTCAAGGGCATCACGGACTTTGCCACTGAGGTCGATAACGTCACGGGTATCAGCGCAAAGGCTCTCGCTGTGATCGACTTTCTGCGGCAGAAGTTGGAGCTACTGAAGCCTATCCTTGTGCTTTTGAAGCCGCTCGTTGAAGCTGTTGGCGTTGCCATCGACAAGTCGATGCGGATGGTTTTTGCGCCGATTGCCGCAGTCGGAGAAGCATTTAGCGGCTTGGCTGCGGCAATCCGATTTGCAACTGGTCGCAACGTTGAAATGGAAGCGGCCATCAAGGCCAACATTAGCAGGACCGCTGAGGCAACAGCGAACGAGACGCAAGCAATCCTTAAGAAGAAAGAACTGGAAGCGCAACTGAAGCGCATCCGCGCGGTATACGAGGAAGTCGGCGGCGTGGTGGTCGATGTTACCGACAAGAAGAAAAAGGCCGTCCAGGTGATCGACCAACTTGCCAACGCCTTTCAGCGCCTCGGCGTCACCAACACCACCGACGCCATCGGTAGCTTTGTGCTGGCGCGGACGGCGCTGGAGCGGATCACTAAAGCCTACCAGCAAGGCAAGGCGTCCACGGTCGATGTCCAGCGCGCGCAAGAGGCTCTCGGCGCGGAATACTTGAAGCTGTACGACGGACTCGGCGCGGTGCGCCCGAAGATCGAAGAGGTAGCCATCTCCTTCGACTTCGCCCGCGAACGCGCCTTGGCCGCAATCGGCGACATTCAGATGGCCGCATCGGCGGCGCGAAACATCGAACTGGGCCGCATGACGGTTCCGAGCGACAAAAATGATCGCGTGCTAGCTGGGGCCGACACCGCCCGCGCCGCCAAGCGCAACGCGGACATGATCCGCATCATGGCGGGGAACGTGGGCAAGGACTGGAAGAAGACGCAGGAGGCCATCAGCCGCCAAGTCTCGACCATCGTCACGGACCTTTCGCGCGGCATTGCTGACATTATCATTGGCGGCGGAAAGATCGGCGAGGTGTTCGAGCGCGTGGGCAAGCAGATCGCATCGTCGCTAATCCGCACGGTGATTGAGAACGGCATCAACCGAGTAATCGAAGCGCTGACGGGCCGAGGCGGGCTGACAGGCGCTCTCGGCTCAGTGGGCAAGGTTCTAGGCGGCGTCTTTGGCGGCGGCGCTGCGGGCGCAGCATCAAGCGCAGTACCGGCAGTGAGCGGCGTAGCAATGGCGACGATGGGCACCATACCGGGCGTCGCCGGTGCGGCCGGTTCGGCGTCGAGCGGGATCGGATCGGCGATGGCTGCCGCGAACCCGGTAACAGCGGTGGTGAACGCCGTTGCAGGCGTGGTTTCTGCGGTCTCGTCGGTCATATCGAACTTTCAGTTCGCCGCCATGAACAAGACCCTTGACCTAATCGAGAAGGAAGTCCGCTACTCGCAGATCCACCTTCTGCACCTCCTCGAAAAGAACAACGAATACCTGCCCAAGCTGAAGGACATCCACGACAGCATGATCCGCACCGAAGGCCGCCAGATGGCGATGGCGGGCGGTAACAACGTCACCATCAACATCAGTGCGACCGGCGACACGAGGACGCTACTCGACGCCATCACGCGCGAGTTGAAACAATTGGGGGTGATACCCGCGTGAGCATCGACGTCTACATCGCCGGGGCCATCCGCGAGGCCGTTCCGTATTCACTGAGCATTCAGGCCAGCCTGGGCCAGCGGGCCACGTTTAACTGCCGGATCGTCTCGACCAGCGGCTCGTATCGACCGCAGCAGGGCCACGTGATCGAGTTATACAGCGGCGCAACGAAGCTATGGGCTGGCAGCGTCGATGAGGTGGCCGAAGTCTCGATCACCGAGGCCGGAGCGGCGGCTGGCGCGTTCTACGACGTGCGCGGCATTACCTGGGAGCAGCGTCTCGACCGGCGGAGATGCTACAACTTCAGCACCGCGCTTCCGGCGCATTACGACGGCACCATCATCGTCACCGCCGACGCCAGCACCAACACGCTTACCAGCGCATCCGCGCACGGTCTGAGCAACGGCGCGCGCGTCCGCATCAAGGCCCACGCGCAAGGAGCGCTCGCGGGCGGGCTGGACGGTGCTATAGAGTACTTCGTTGTCAGCGCGGCCAGCACCACGCTGCAGCTGTCACTAACCAGCGGCGGCGCAGCGGTTGACATTACCAACGCCGGGACGCTGGAGCAGGTGTTGCTGACCAATCGGGCCGGGACCATCGTCGCGGACCTGATCGCCAACTTCGCCGACAACGAAGGCATCGGCACGAGCAACGTCGACCTCGGCGCGGTCCTCGACGCGGTGACCTTCGACGCAGACGCGACCGTCTCAGATGCTATAGGGCAATTGGCGACGCTGTCGAACTTCGTCTGGTGGATCGACGAGGACAGGGAACTGTACTTCAAGCCGCGCACGTTCGCCGCCGCGCCGTTCAGTATCTCGACTAGCAGCGCCAACTATCGCTCGCTGACGGTCCGCCGCACGCGCGAGGACAAGACGAACGCCGCCGCGTTCCGCGTGCCGTGGACGCAGATCACCGTGACTGAAGAGTCGTTCACGGGCGACGGCACAACCCGCGCCTTCACCTTGGCGAACCGCCTCGGCCAGATCGTCGGCATGACTGTGAACGGGCAAGATGTGGAGTTCGGCCAGTGGCTGAGCGAGTCGGACAAGGCCTACTATTGGGAGTACGCTTCCACCCGCATCCGGCAGGACGCCGACGTGGACGTGCTGACCAGCGGCGATACGCTTACCGTCCGCTACCAGCGCCTCGGGGCCGACATTGTGCGCGTCGAGGATTCCGCCGACATCACCGCGACCATTACACAAGAGGGCGGCGGCAGTGGGCGCTATGTGTCGTATCTGGAGCGCGAGGTGGGGCAGGTCCAGGCCTATAACGAAGCCCTGGCCATAATTTCCGCCAAGAAGGCAGCGGTCTCAGAAATCGAGTACGAGACCGACGAGGAAGTCGAGCCGTCTTGCGTCACGTTGCGGCCTGGCCAACTCCAGACCATCGCCAACACGCCGCGCGGCGTTTCGAGCGACTCGTACCTGATCCACGATGTGACGCTGTCCGATGTTGCCGGCCAGTATCTGCGATTCCGCGTGCGGGCCATCACGGGCACGTCTCTGACGGGCGTGCAGGAGTTCTGGAAAGCACTCGCAGGGCAGACTGGAGGCGGCAGAGGCGCAGCACCTGGCGCCTCCACGACAGCGCCGTCAGTTCCCGGAGCGCCCGACAACGTAACGGGTCTTTCCGCCAGCTACGAGTACGCCGACGACGAGCGAGTGCGCGTGAAGATCGCATTCACCGCGCCGTCGCCCCTCGGCGACTTCGTTGGCGTCCACTGTTGGGAAGAGCCGGTGGACCAGTCCGCGTCCGCTGGTGTGCCGCTGAACAGCACGGCGACCCTCGGCGGCACCCGCAACCTTGGCGGGACCTTCGCGCCGATTGACCGGGGCTACCATCTCGCCTCGCCGGTCACGTTGTACCTGCCGCGACCGACCGAAACGGCTACCCGCCGGTTCTACTTGGCGAGCTACTCGGAGCAGGCCGAGGCAGAACTGGTGCGGGCGAATCAAACCGGCGCAACGCCCAACGTCACGCTATCGATTGCCGCGCTTACCTACCAGTCGGGCGAAGAGTACGCCCGCCTCGTCCGCAGCGTTTCAGCAACGGTCGAGTACGACGACTCACAGGTGGCGTCGCCCAAGTACCGCATACTGTTCGGCTGGAGCCTGCCGGCAGACGCTCCTGCGGCGTGGCAGAGGCCGTTCGGCGGCGTCCAGATTGTCTACGAGTACTCGAACGGGCAACGGGCCAACGGCCCGGCGCTGAACGTCAATGAGACGGCGGCGCGAAGCGACTGGTTCGACCTCTTCGTTGGCACGAATCCGATTCGCGTCTGGTTCGTCTCGATGGACGCGAGTGAAGAGCCACGGCTGAACACCATCGTCACGGGCCTGACGCCGTCGGCTGTAGCGACGGTGACCTGGCCGCTGGCGTCTAGGCCATCGCTCACGCCGTACGCCGACAACGTGACTGGATTCACGGCGACCAACGCCCGATACGTCACAAACGCGCAGGGGCAGAAGGCGCTGCTGATCGACCTTGCCTGGACGCGGCCATCAGGCGCGGCGGCGCTCGCTCGGTGGGGCGGTGCCGTCATTTGGCTGCACCTGCCGAGCGGGGACAAAGTGCAGATGACCGGCGCGGAGACGGGCAGCGCAGTCACCATCGAATCGAGCGCGTTCCCGCAAACGACAGCAACCTGGACGTTTTACGCGGTGTCAATTGATAACAACGCCAACCCAAACACGGACGGACGCAGCCCCGCCGTCGGAACGCCCGTTGCGACCATCTCCGTGCCGCCGCCTACGGCAGGCGCGGCCGGCACCGAGTGGACCTCGCACGTTACGGGCGCGTCGTTCGCAGCGGCCACGGTCACCGCCAGCGACGGCACAACGCAGCAGCGCATCACGGCGACGTTTACCGCGCCTTCAGATGTCACATGGGGAGGCGTCGAGCTTCGCGTATACAGCGGCGCAACGCTGCTCGCATCGACCTCTGCCACACCATCACCTATCGCGGTGGTGATTCCGAATCCGGACAGCGCGACGACGGTTACGGCCAAGCTGGTGTCGTTCGACGTGAACGGCCGCACGAATACCGAAGTGGCTGGCACCCCGCAGAACACCTTGAGCATCGGTAGCGCAGCGGGGACGCTGGACCTGCGGAAGTATCTCCCCGCGTCGAGCGACCTGTTCACCATCAGCGGCGGAAAGATCATCGTCGCCGCGTCACAGATCACCGAAACGGCGATTGCCAGCGGCGCTATCAGCACGCCGAAATTGCAGGCCAACGCCGTCACCGCGAACGAAATCGCGGCCAGCGCGGTGATCGCCGGGAAGATCGCAACAAACGCCGTGACGGCCACAACTATCCTGGCCGGGGCAGTTACCACGGCCAAGTTAGATACGACCGAAATCAGCGTTGGCGGCGGCGGCAGCAAGCCGGGCAAGTTCGGCGTCTACAACGCATCGGGAAGTCAGATCGGCTTCATCGGCGTCGAGTCGGGCAACGAGGGGGCGTGGTTTAAGACGCTGTCGGTAGGCGGGACGAGCTACACAAACGGGAAGATCAAGGCGGATTCGAGCGGGAATGTGACAATCAGCGACGCAACCTTTACGCTGAATCTCAATGGCATCACTACAGCAGTGACCAACGCATTTAGCGGCAGCTATTACGCTGGACTTGTGGTTTCCAATAACTCAAGCCCGACGCAGCAGATAAGAGTTTTCCCGGCTGGCGGCGTGTGGGTCGAGGACAGTAGCAGTAGTCGATGCGTCGTGAACGGCGCGCCTGCGATAAACATGATTGCCTTGGGGTCGACGACCGTTGAAATTAACGGCCAGCTTGGCAGGCTCAATTTGGCTGCATCAACTCCTGGGTACTACGTAAACGGCGTCAAAGTGGTCGGCGCTCGCGGCACTGCAATTTCGCTCGTGACTGGTACGGCTGGCGCCACCTACACCGCCACTGAGCAGCTTCTCATCAATGACTGCAAATTGGCCATAAACCAAGTGATTGATAGACTGCAAAATCACGGATTGATTTAATAGTTCCATGAATCCTCAAACTCACATCGACCTCACCGAGCGCCAACACGCGCGAATTGCGCAACTCGCCAAAGAACTAGAAGTCATCGACGGCAAGATCAAGCCGCTCGAAGACACGCGCCGCGCCTTCCAGATGGCCATCCAGGCCATGATGGCAACGATTCTTGAAGCCGCGGACGTGCCGCAGGAAAAACAGTACACGCTGTCAGCCGATTTGAAGCGGCTGGTTCCGGCACAGGAGGAATAGCAGATGGCATGGCTTTCGCGAGTCAACTTCGTCAGCAGCGACACGCTGTCATTCACGGACATCAACAACCTCGGGAACGACATCCGCGCGTGGGGTGACAACGTCAATGGGGGCGGGTACACGCTCTCGAACGTGGTCATCTCCGCCAGTAGCGGCACTATGGCGACGGTGACCGGCGGCACGGGCGCGGCCTCGACCCTGACGCTGCGCTCGACCTCCGGCGTGGGCACGAGCGACGCGATTGTTTTCGTGACCGGAAACGCCGGGGCCAATGAGGCGCTGCGACTGAGCAGCAGTGGTAGTGCGAACTTCGGGAAGATCTGGACATCCGGAGCGCAAGCCACCGGAAACGTTGCTCTTTCGCGCGGCGACCTCGCTGTTTTCGGTACGTCCTCTGACGGCGCTGCGCTTACGTGGGATGTGCAGACATTGGCCGGCAATGCATCGGTCATGGCCCGCCTGAGGCCGCGCTGGATTGCGAACTCGGGTTACGCTCTCGATGTGTTCGCGGGTTCGTGGAACAATGCCTACGACCCAGGCTCTGCGGTAGCCACCTTTCAATCAACAGGCAACGTCGGTATAGGAACGGCGAGTCCTGGTAGATTACTTGATGTAAGAGGATTGAGTGCGTTCAGTGATGGTACGCAGGGATTGATCCTGGGTCCTTATACAGGTGGTTCTGGATATAGTGCGATCTATAATTTTGGGACAACTCCAGGTTCCGCGAATTATTTATTTGCTGGTAATACTTCTGAGACGATTCTGAATAATGCAACAAGATTAGTGTTTGCGATTGGCGCTATCGAGAAGATGCGGATCGACTCCAGCGGCAACGTCGGTATTGGAACGACGAGTCCGGCGACCTCTGCCAAACTGGAAATTGCAGGCACTACTGGCGCATTACTTGTGCCGCGCCTTACGACAACGGAACGAAACGCGCTCACTGCGGTGAACGGCATGATCATTTACAACACGACCGACAACCAGATGCAGGGCCGAATCAACGGTGCCTGGGTAGCGATGTAAAAGGACACATATGGCAATTAGTTATGATTGGATTTTCAACCCGCTCACCGTCAAGCCCGCCGACGGCAGCCTGACCGACATCGTCATTATGATCGACTGGCGGCGAACTGCGACCGATCAAACATACGCGGCGAGCTGCTACGGGCAGGTGGCCATTGGGCCAGCCGACCCAAGCACATTCACGCCCTTCAACGACCTGACGAAAGCGCAGGTACAGGGCTGGGTGGAAGCAGCGCTAACGCCCGCGGCGGTCGCGCAGTACGACGCGTCGCTTGCGGCGGACATCGACCGCCAACAAAACCCTCCAGTGATTCAGCTTCCGCCGCCATGGGAGAATTAATTATGCGCGCGTTTTTGATTGATTTGTGCGCGTTCGGCATCATCGGGATGTGCCTGGCCGTGGCTTGGCTGGTAATTAGTGCTTGGTGAGGTGAGGTGGATATGTTTCTCAACGAAGTAAAGCAATCGTTTATGGCACAGGGCGCGGCAATCGCCGCGAAGATCAATTTGCAGGCGGAGCACGATTATCTGCAGGCGTGCAGGAACTGGGCCGCCAATGGCGGGAAAGACGGCGAGCCGAAGGCGGCGGCTGCGGTAGAGGCGCAATTTGCGTTCGATCCTACGTGGGAGATGCGGATCGTGCAGACCGATCGGCTGGTGTCGAGCATCGACCCGAAGAGCTTTCTGCAGGCCTACGGCACCGACAAGGACGCCATTGGCGGCCCGGTAGGTGGTCCAATGCCCGGCCAGCCGGGGCGCTACTACGCAGCCAGCGACTCCACGCCGTATCTTGGGCAGGTGTACCGAGCCAAAGGCAAGACCTACGTGTTTACCGCCATCACGCCGTTCAATCGAGCGTGGGAGGAAATCTAATGTCTTGGGGGTGGCTCAAAAAAATAGGCAAGGTCGGCGTGCCAATTGCGCTGCTTTTCGTGCCTGGGCCGTTCCAGTCGGTCGCGCAGACAATCTACGCTGGCGTTCGCAACGCTGAGCTGGCCGGCGGAAGCGGCGCCGCGAAGCTGGGCATGGCGATGCACTATTCCACGATGATGCTGCCGCAGATCGCGGCCGAAGTTGAAAAGATCTGCGGAAGAAAAGTGGTGGATGAAGAGGCGCTAACTGAAGCGCTGGCGCACCTGATGCAGTTTTTCGTGTCGATTGAAAAGTCCGTCGGAGTGAAGCCGTCGTGAAAAAGCTGATCGTGGCGCTGCCGGGCGCGCTGCTGGGGGTGGTGGCATCGATGCCTGTGCTTTTCTGGGGACTGATTGGTCTGCAGGTGGCGGATTTCGCGACGGGTTTCCTGCTGGCCTGGAGCGATGGCGCGGTGTCGTCCGACGCATCCCGAAAAGGATTCGTTAAAAAGGCGATCGCGCTGCTTTTGGTGGTGGCATTAAAGATCGCCGAGAGCGTGCAGCCGATGCCGGTCGAGCTGTCCGCGTACGTGGCCGGGTGGTTCTGTTTAACGGAACTTATCTCGATCGCCGAAAACGCCGGCAAAGCGGGCCTGCCGATCCCCGCCAAGTTGACTAAAGTATTGGCGCAGTTACAAGAGAAAGAATAATGAACTGGAACGTGTCGAGGCTGGATTCGCAAGCGGCCGAGATACTTTTCGAGGTCTCGCCCTCGGAAAAGGTTACGGTCCTGCTTATGGCCGACGAACACGCCGACAACGCGCATTCCGACCTGGCGCTACTCAAGCGGCACCATGACGAGGCCCGCGAACTGAACGCGCCCATCCTGAAGTTCGGGGACACGTTCTGCGCCATGGAAGGCAAGTGGGATCGGCGCAAGTCAGAGGCCGCGCTGAGGCCCGAGATGCGCGGTGGAAATTACTTCGACAAGCTGGTCTCTTGGCACACGGGCCTGTATATGCCCTACGCCAAGCAGATCGCCGTGGTGAGCGACGGCAACCACGAGGCCTCGATCCTGCAGCACCACCAGACCGACCTAGCCGAGCGCCTCGTCCACAACCTCCGCATGGTTGGCTCGCCCGCGCTGCATATGCCTTTTACGGGTTTCGTCCGCTTCCGGTTCGACCTCGGCAACAAGCACCAGACCAGCACGGTCCTTCACTATCACCACGGCTACGGCGGCGGCGGCGAGGTTACTCGCGGCATGATCGACCAGTCGCGGACGCGCGGGCAGTATGACGCCGACATTTACATCAGCGGACACATTCACCGCCGCAACGCGGACGAAAACGTCATGACCGGCCTGAACAACCTCGGGCGCGTCGTGCAGCGGAATCAGGTGTTCCTTCGCAGCGGGACATACAAGGCCGAGGAACGCGGCGGCAAAGGATACCATATAGAGAAGGGCCGCGCAGCACGCCCGTTGGGCGGCTGGTGGCTCGAGATGACGCCGCGCCGGGAACGAAACGCAGTCACGCTAGACATCAGCTACAGGCCAGCCACATGAGACACCTACTCCCATTTCTTTTCGCCGCATCCGCCTTCGCGCAGACGGCCACCATCAGCGACACGATCACGACGCCATTCGGCGGCACCTTCGGCGGCACGGTCACGGTATCGCTGAACTCGCCCGCACTGGCGCAGCCGCTTTATTCTGGCAACGTGACCCTCTCCGGTTGGACGCAGACCGTGACGGTTACCGCAGGCGCCTTCTCGCTGACACTGTACGCCAACGACCAGATCACGCCGGGCGGCACCTCGTACACTGCCACCTTTGCGCCGTCAAGCGGCACGGGGTGGAAGGAGACCTGGGTGGTGCCGACAGGCGCGACGACCATCCGCGCGATCCGCAGCACGACCGTGCCGACGCCGACCGTGAAATTTAATCTGGCGCAGTTGAACCAGAACAGCGCCACGGTCGGCCAGGGCATTCGGTGGAACGGTACGGCGTGGGAGGCCGCCGTTAACGTGCAGGCGGTGGTGCACATCTGGGGCGCCGGCACAGAGGCGACATGCAATAGCACGACGCGGGGATACGTGGTGATGGTTCAGGGCGGCGCAGGAGTGGCGGACACGCTGCGGATTTGCCGCAAGGATGCCGCGGACGCCTACGCATGGACGGCGTTGTTCTAGCATTCCGCCTGAATAAATTTTAATACTAAAACAGTTGCGCTGTGGTTAGAAGCTTGTGCTAAATTCTAACCATGCAGAAGAGAAACGTACTCATCAAGCTGAGTCCCGAGGCGCACGGCGAGCTAATTGCTGCTGGCCGCGCCCTCGGGCTTACGCCGACCGCCATGGCGCGGCTGATTGTTCTGAAGTGGCTGGGCGCGTCGGTCCCGGCGCTGGATGAGGTGCGGGCGTGACTGCCGCGCTGAACGCGTTGCACGTGGCCGTAATGGTGGCCACCGGCGTGATGCTGGCGGCCGACATCGGCCATCTGTATGTGCGATTGGCGGCGGTTGGCTACCTGATGTTCCGCGCTTGGCACGACGCGCACTCGGAGGCAGGCCAGTGATTCGCCCGGAGGTCCACCAGCGTTTGATACGGCGCGAACGGCGCGGCAAAGATGCGCTGATTGTCGGCCTGAGTTTATCGGTGGTGCTCAATTGGGCACTTGCGGTTTACATCTACACCTGTCTGTCGCGCTGAACGCCGCGTGCGGCGTTCGGTGAGGCCGACAGGCCTACGAGGCCCGCAAGGGCGCACTCCTTGGGTTGAGCATGGCCGCCTGTCTTCACGGGTGGGCGGCCGATTTGTGTTTGGAGGGCAACATGGATTCATTCGAAACAGCACGGGCGATGATTGACCACTACATCGCCATCGGCGCGGCCAAGGTGGCGCAAGAAAAACAGTGGCGCGAGGTGGCCGGCCAGATCTCAAAGTCGGATTATACCCGGACGAGAGGCGGCGTGGATTCCGCTGGCCGGTCCCTTGGCGTCACTGCCAGCCGTCCCATGGACGGTATTTTAATCAGGAGGAACCCCACAAAGAAAAACACCAAGTGGTAAACGACCCGACTACTGAGCCCCCGGTTGAGCAGCCGGGGGCAAATGAAACGAGGAGGAATATGGACAGGACTAGATTCATCGGCGGCAGCGACCTAGGCCACATCGTCAACGCCCCGCCCTACGGCTGCGCCCGCAAGTTGTGGTATCAGAAGCGCGGCATCCAGCCCGACTACGAGGTTGAGTTCCGCGGCCACCTGATCCGCGGCACCAAGCTTGAGCCATTGATCGTCGAGGAGTACCAGGAGCGCACGGGCCGGAAAGTTCGCCGCACTGGTTCACGCTTTGGTGAGGAGGACTGGCAAGCTGGGGCCATGGATAGGATGATCGTTGGCGACGAGCGCGGGCCCGGCGTGCTCGAGTGCAAAACCGCCAACGAACGGGCGTTCCGGGCGTTCATGCGCGACGGATTACCGATCAGCTACCAGTTGCAGATCCAGTGGTATATGGGTCTCAGCGGGTATCGGTGGGGCGCGTTCGCGGTGCTGGAACCGAGCAACTGGCGGTTCGAGACGTTTGAGGTCGCGTTTGATCCGGCGGCCTACGAATTGGTGCGCGAGATGGCGGTTCAATTTTGGGCCATGGTCGGCGGCTGCGGGGAGCCAGATCGTCTGCCGGCGACCGACAAGCGGTGTGGGAAGTGCGAGTACCGTCACTCGTGTCAAGGCGCGGCCTTACTCGAGCGTGTCGACGTGGACGAGGACGCCGAGACCATCGCGGGCCTTGGCAGTATCGCCGCCGAGTATCTCGCCCTGCGCGACGTTCGCGACGAGGCCGAGGAGGCCATGGAGGCGCTGAAGGCCGACGCGGCGGCCATGATCGGGGACGCACCAGGCGGGGTGGCGCCGGGGTACCGGATTTCGTTCAAGCCGCAGGTTTCGCAGCGGGTGGATACCGTTGCGTTGAAGAAATTTTACCCGGACATCTACGCGAAGGTCGTGAAGCCGAGCGTGAGCCGTCCGTTCCGCGTGTTCCCGGCGTGACGGGGAAAAGGAGTAATAAATGAGCACACTCACAGAACAGATCCAGGCGGCGCAACCTGCTGCCGCGCCGGAGCAGCCGAAGCGGTCGCTACTGGATGACATCACCGACGCGACCCTCAAGAGCCGCGCCGATCAATTGCGGATCGACGCCTTCGAGGCGGGGAGGCGGGCGCAGGCGCTGGGCATCCCGGCGCCGCAGATCGAGCTGAAGTATATGTATGGTCGCGACTACGGATTCAACGAGGCGCAGTCGCTTCAGTTCATTCACTTGATCCCGCAGGGCGGGATGCTGATTCCGGCGCTCCATTACAAGGGCCGCGCGGTTTTGCTGCGGCGCGGCGGGTACAACTGGAAGGTCGTCGAGCACACGGAGAAGGCAAGCGAATATGCCTTCTATTTCATGAGCGAGCCCATGACCGACGAAGCTGGCAAACCGCTGCGGATGCGGTACACGCTCGACGACGCGACGCGGAGCGGTCTGGTGGCGCGTTCGCGGGGGAAGGACAACAAGCCCGGTACCTATGACCAGTTCGGCCACGAGATGCTGTTCGCGCGCATGCTGTCACGATTCCACGCGTTCCACGCATCCGAGGTCGCGGGCGGGGCGGCAGTGGATACCAGCGACTCGCTGATTCAGTCGGTGGTTGAGGAGACCGAATCCCGCATGGGAGCCGCCACCGTATTGGCCGACAAGCTGGCAGAGATCAAGGGGGCCGCTGAATGATCGCGCAAAGCCTACAGGACAAAACCTGGTACGACGTTCGCATCGTCGGACTGCGAAAGGTCGAACTCGGGCAGAACGGCACGCAGGCGCTTGAGGTCGTAGTGCGATTCGCCGACGACTCGCAGGGCAGCACGAATCTGTTCCTCACGCCTAAGTCGCTCGGAAACACGCGCAAGCGTCTCGAAGCATTGGGCGCAACCGAGGCCGACCTCACCGGCGGCGACTGGCTGCGGAAGCTGAATGCGCGACTGGCTGACGCGCAGGCGTCGGTCGTGGCCGAGGAGCAGGAGAAGTACGGCGTGCGGCTGAACGGCCTGTTCCCGCGTGGCGGTGGATCGGCGGCGCGGGAAGTGGAAGCGGGGCCGTCGCCGTTCGCGGCGATTGGCGATCAAGACGTGCCGTTCTAAAAATTGCGTGGCATCGCTGAGCAATGCTCGGCGTGGCCAGGCAGGGCAGGGGTAGTAGCGCAGTGCGGGCCGTGCCCGCAAATGGTTTTCACGCGAGAGGCATTTGCGGGCAGGGATCGGCGGGGCAGGGCCGGGCTAGGCGGGGCATGGCAAGGGTAGTACCGATTTAACAACGAGGACATCATGGAAACAATTAAGGCGACACTGACAGGCAAAGCGCCCATTCTTCTGCACAATGGGCATTTAGTCGACCCGCGAAACGTCTTCACGCGCGAAATTGACTCGGCGCAGAAGGCATACAAGAAAGCCAAGAGCGACGCGGCATTTGACGCGCTGGCAGCGATTGAATGGCTTGGCGGTCTTTATACGACCGAGCCAATTATTTTTCGGCGCGACGGAAACAAGGTCGTGCTTGAGAACGATTCGCCGATCTGCATTGATGGTGAGATGCTGACGCGGTGCTTAGTTCAGAGCGCTGGCCGGAAAGAGGTGGCGGCATTCAAGGCTGGCGTGTTTTGCGACGGAATGTTCCAGTTGCGCGTGGACGGCAAGCCAGCTACAACCAAGCGCTGTTTTCTTGACGGGCGCTATCAGTACACGCGCCCCGCAAAGATTGGCACGAGCAAGATTATGCGGACGCGGCCACGGTTTGACGCGTGGTCGGTTGAGATTGAGATTCAGTACCTGCCAGAGATTGTGACGCGGCGCGACGTTGAAGACGCGCTAGCGCGGGCTGGCAGTATCAAAGGGATTGGCGACTGGCGGCCGCGCTTTGGGCGGTTTAGCTCGGTCGTTAAATGATGGCAAGGCGCGGCGTGCCAGGGCTCCGCGTGGCGTGGTGTGGCGCGGCAGGGCGAGGCTAGGATAGGCATGACGAGGCTAGGCAAGGGTAGTATCGCAGTACGGGACGCCAGTCCCGCTGGTGACCTTCGGCGAGGGGCACGAGCGGGCTTGGTTTGGTCCGGCATGGCAAGGCATGGCAAGGCGGGGCTTGGCCTGGTACGGCGTGGCGAGGCATGGGCAAGGGTAGTATCGCAGTGAACAACAAAGGAGCAAAATGCAATATCCATTAGATTTTTCGGCGCTGGACAAGGGCCAGCTACTAGAGATTGAGACGCTGGAGGCCGTATTCGCGCAGCGTTACGAAACCAGCAACGACTGGGATTTGCAGTTGATGAAACTGCAGGGCTTGATTCACGCGCATCGGTCGGACATTACGGTAACCATTGACCGCGACCGTCTGCGCGTGCTGACTGATGCGGAGGCCAGCGAACACAATGCGCAGCTCGTGGCGCGGGGCGCTCGGCTGATTATGAGCCGCAATGAGCGCCTGCTGTCGGTGGATCGGGGGCAGTTGGATGCGGACCAGTCAATCGCCCATGACCGGCGCGTTTTGGTGTCATCGGCGCTGGCGGCTGGCGTTGCTGAGAGCAGGCGGCGGATAGTGGCTGTGCCGGGCAACGATCTGCCGCGTCGGTCTCAGCAGCTTGGGGTGGAGGAGATAGCCTAATGGAAATCATCGGAGCAATCTTAGTCCTCGCCGCCTGCGCCCTCGGCTTGGCTCTGCATCAGCACGGGCGTGCTGGCGTATGGCTTGTCATCGCCACACGCGCGAAGGCGAACTACGAGGCCGCGCTGCTGCGGGAGCGGCGCACGGCAGAACTGAAAGCGGAGTGGGAGGTGGTGCGGTGACCATTGACTATTGGAGAGCGAGGTACGGCGACCTGAACGCCGAGACCGACCGGCTGAGGGCCCAGGTCGCGCGGCTGCGGGAGGATGCCGACAAATGGAGGGACCTTTACGTGCAAGCACTTGATGAGGCCGACCGACTGCGGGAGGATTCGGCGCGGAACAGGTGGTGTGAGGAGGCGATGGCGGATGTTCGCTATTCGGGTGCGTGTGGAGAGTGGACGGTCGAGTGGGAAGTGTCTTACACGCGATTCGCCCATAAGATTAGTCGCAACCGCAACGCCGCCATTTACGCGGCACGGGGGAAGGTATGATGTACGAGTTACTGAGCAAGGCGCTGTTCCAGATTGAGGACTTCAAAGCCAGCCTCGCCGCCGTCGAGGCTGAGCGGGACGCGGCGCGGGCTTGCAAGGCGCGGGCGGTCGAGTGCCTTAAGGAGATCGACGAGTACGACGGCGGGGCCGATAGCGTGCTTGAGGACGAGTACGTTACCCAGCGCCGCATGGAGGTTATCGAGGGCGGTGCGTCTTCCCTTGCGTGGATCGCCCAGCAACGCCGGGAGGCGGCGGCGGAGGCGCTGGAGAACGTCCGTATCGGTTGGCTGAGCGACAACGATTACAGGCCGGGAGTTCCTGAGATTTGGCGGTACATTGCGAATCGCGCCGCCGCGCTTCGGGCGGGGGAGGTGCCGAATGACTAACGCCCAGAAGGCGCAGCGCTTGGAGAGGCAGGCTGTATGGAAAGAAAGGATAGCGCACACTGCCGCGCAAGATGATGGCAACGGCAAAGAGCGATCTGCTGAACTCTTAATTGACGCCGCCCTCCTCCGCGAGGCTGCGGCGATGATGCGGGAGCGGGGAGAGTCGGGCTGGACGGCGCAGTTTGAACGTGAGTACAAAGGCAAAACGCTCGCGGTTGTCGAGGCCGGGCCGGTTGGCTGGTACTGGTATGTTGACGGGTCCGCTGATTATGAGGCGGAAATCGCGCTTACGCTTGAAGCCGCCCAGGCTGCCGCCGTGGCGTGGGTGGATGAGCAGGAGGGACGCGATGTCTGACGAGCGCCACACCGCCGCCGACCGCGACGAGTTGGCGCGGGAGCAGCGGAGAGAAAGACGAGAGAAAGAGGAGTATCTGGAAGACGAGGAGAACACCTATGGAAAACAGGATTGATTTGGACGAGTTGGAAGAACACTACAACAATGCGCCGCTGTGGGACTCGTCGATGGACCCGGTTTACAGCGCACTGCCGGCTCTCATCGCCGAGTTGCGGCAACTGCGGGCGCTGACCACGCCAGAGGCCCGCCCATGACCATCGCTTACGCCCGCGCCGAGCAACTGCGCTGCGCGGCACAATACGCGGACCCCGGCGCGCGCCTGGGACTGCATGACTGGTTTGCAGAGGAATTTCTGATGGAGGAAGAGATGAGGAAAGCGAAACCGCCGCTGACGCTGGACGAGCAGCGGGCATTGCTAAACAAGCGGCGCACGGCCACACTGGCGGCGCTGTCACTGATTCGCGTCGGGTCAACGCCGCAGGATTTGCACGAGCGGATTCGGGCGGCGGAGCTGGAGTGCGGCCTGTGGGTCGATGCGGTGGAGAGGCTGCGGCGGATGGAGGCCAGCGCGCCTAACCCCGTGGCGCGGCGAGGGGAGGTGGCGGGATGACATATGAGGAGTTTCTGAAGACGAAAGCCGTTGACGCGCCGAGGACCGGATTTGACGCCGGCCAGATCCACCAATCGGCGAAGCCTTTTCAGTCCGACATTATCCGGTGGGCGCTGAAGCGTGGCCGAGCAGCCATCTTTGCCGATACTGGCTTGGGCAAGACCTTCATGCAACTGGAGTGGGCGCGGCACGTTGCCGAGAACGTCGGGCCGGTGCTGATCCTCGCTCCGCTGGCAGTAGCAGCGCAGACGGTCCGCGAGGCGCAGAAGTTCGGCATTGAAGGCGTGGCGCACGTGCACGCGCCGAGCGGTGACTCAATACAGGTGACGAATTACGAGAAGCTGCACAAGTTCAACCCTTCCGATTACGCTGGCGTCGTGCTCGACGAGTCCAGCATCCTCAAGAGCTACATGGGCAAGACAAAGCGGGCCATCATCGACGCTTTTACTGGCCATCGCTTTAAGCTGGCGTGCACTGCAACGCCAGCGCCTAATGACCATCTTGAGTTGGGCAACCACGCCGAGTTTCTTGATGTCATGCCTTCGAATGAAATGATATCCCGCTGGTTCCTGAACGACACAATGAAGGCAGGCGGTTATCGGCTGAAGAAGCACGCAGCCAAGGACTTCTGGCGGTGGGTGGCGTCTTGGGCTGTATCGGTCACGATGCCGTCTGATCTAGGCTATAGCGACGACGGCTACATCCTTCCGAAGCTGAGCATCGAGTCGCATACGGTCGCGGTCGACATCACCAGCGACACGGACGGGCGGCTGATTCGCGTTCCCGATATGTCCTCGACGGCGATTCACCGCGAATTGAAGCGGACGACAGCGGACCGAGCCGCGAAGGTCGCCGAGATCGTTGCAGCGCCTGGGCAGTGGCTGGTGTGGTGCTATTCGGACTACGAGGCCGATGCGTTACTTAAGGCGATTCCTGAGGCACGCGACATTCGCGGGTCGCAGGCTGAGGCCGCGCGCGAGGCAACGCTGAACGACTTCACCGACGGCAGACTGCGGGTGTTTATCAGCAAACCGCAGCTATCTGGATTTGGGATGAACTGGCAGCACTGTAATCAGGTGGCCTTTGTCGGGCTGTCTTATTCGTTTGAGTCCTACTATCAAGCCATCCGTCGCGTGTGGCGATTCGGCCAGCAGCGCCCGGTTGTTTGCCACATCGTGCAGGCCGAGACCGAGGGCGCATTAATTGCAACGATTGAGAGCAAGGAGAGGGAGTTTAGATCCATGAGAAAGGAAATGACAGCCGCTATGGCGGAAGAGAGCGTCAGGCAGCTTCGCGACGACGCGCTGGTGATAACGCTACCAGACGAAAAGCGCGAGGGAAGCGGATGGACACTGTACAACGCCGACTGCGTAACAAAGGCGCGGCAACTGCCGAGCGATTCCGTTGGTCTGTCCGTGTTTAGTCCGCCGTTCTCAAACCTGTACATCTACAGCGATTCAAT